CTGAACCTGGATAGTTTTTTTCTATATTTGTATTTTGTTCCGACATATTGTTCACCTCCTAGTGATATATACCTTAGTTAAATAGGTCGGTATTTGTGAGGAAACGACCGCCCCATAGGGATTTTTGAACCACTTGTGGTGATTCCTGTACGATCTCGCCTAGATCGCCAGACTTGCGGAAAGCGGTGTCTTGCTCTACAAGATCTACTCGCTTGCCAAACTCGTTAAAGTTACTCTTAATGCCATTAACATCAGATGTTACTGTATCAAGAGACTTTGTTACTGCTGCTACCTGCTCGTTAAGAGACTTAATAGTTGCAGCAAGATCGCCAAAGGCATTAGTAAGAGAAGCATTAATTTCTGAAACTGCTTTAGCAACTTCTTCTTTAACTTCTGAAACGGCGTCAACCACTGCTTCTTCTGCTTTCTCTACTTCTACTGCTGCTTGTTCAGCAACAGGAGAATCTGCACCGCCGTCAACTGCTTCTGCTACAGGTGCTTCCTCAGCAACTGCAACTTCTTCAGCAACTGCAGGAGTCTCTACAACTTCTGCTGGTTGTGCCTCTGGAGCAACCTCTGCATTTTCAACTACAGCGTCTACTGCTGCTTCTGTTGATTCTGTCATGGGATTTACCTCCTTAGTAATCTTAATTGTACTAATGCCTTTAGCACTATCAACTAAGAATTTTATCATTTCTGTATTTTCTTTATCATTTTTTTCTATAAAACCTATGTTTTGCATCTTGTTGCCATTGGTTGGACTTACTGCTGATTCAGCGTCTGATATCATTACAATACCGCTTTCTGAATCCCAAAATACATTTTCAACTTCTGCTTTTGATAGATATCCACTAACAACATTTTGTCCGTTTACCTTTTCAATAGATACAATATTAGCAAATTGATTTGCTGGATTATCTACTAAAGAAAGTTCATGTAGTTCATAAGTCTTGATTACACGAATTGACTTATCCATTTTTTCATCATAAGCATCGTCCCATGTCTTAATGTTTCCACCGATTGAAAAACCAGTATAAGTTCCGTCTAGAACCTTTTCCCATGCATCTTGTGCACCCTTTGAAACGTATGCAGATACATAAACTCCGCTGTAAAATTTCTTGTCGCTTGGATCAAAGTACTTATCTTCTTTAAATGAAACAATTTTTCCAACGGCTGATGGTTGGTGCATTTCACGAAGATTTCCACGGAAGTTTTTAAATGCTTCAACGCTAGATTCCGTTGTTACAATATCGCCCTGCTTATCTACGTTGTCAAGCGTTGCAAAGCCTGACACCATACGGCGTTCAATATCTACTTTTCCGATGGGCATTGAGAGGCGAACATTGTCACCTTCAGTTACCCAATGAGCCTTGTTTGTTAACATAACGTTTCTATTATAGCATTTGTTTATAAGTTTTTCTCAACTATTGAGACGATCTGCCTTCACCCTGTGGATTGCGTCCAGACACTGTAGTAGTTGAGTCAGAATTATTATTTGTTCGTTCTGCATCTCTTTGACGTGTACCCGCTAAATTTGCTCTAGCGTCAGTTGCTTGTCGTGGAGACATAACAAATGGCTCATCGCCATCTGCTCTTTGTGGTAAGTCTAACTTTTCACGAGCCTCGTTTGGAGTCATAACCTGAGTTTTAACATATCGCTCAAGAATTTGTGACTGGGCTATTTCATCCGTTAGGGTTAGTTCATTAAACTTAAGTTCAAGAATATCTGTCTTTTCTTTAATAATCTTATTGACAATTTTTTCAAGGTGTCTCTGTGCTGGACGAGATACCTGTTCTTTAAATGTACGATCCTGTGATAATGCTGCTGCTATTCCACCAGAATCTGCTCCACCAAGTTTGGACATTGGAACTTGATGAGCAATTAAAATGTCATCACGGTTCTGCTTGCGATACTCTTTAAATGAGCCATCTTGGATGCCATTTTCAATTGGTTCCATCTTAAACTCAACTTTGTTGGTATCAGTATCGCCTGGAAGTGGTATGTACAAGGTTCTGTGTGACTGAGCCTTTAGTCCAGTCTGTAGGAATCTAAACATCTTATCTTCTGCATCCCCTGAAAGTTTTGCTCCCTTAAGGGTTACAACGTATCTTGGAACAGCCTTGTTTTCAAAGTAATCAATATTATACTGAGATGCAAGTTGATCTCCAACTAGAGATGGCATTGCTGCAATAATATCTGGAATTCCATAAAATGTATTTAATGGAGAGTATTCTTTAAGATGAATAATCTCATTAGGGCGTGGATCTGTTCCCATTGGGTTTGGGTTCTTTGCAGCAAAGTTTCTAAAGTAAACAACCTTTTGTCCAATAATTTGAACAAATCCATCACGAAGGCGACGAACACGAACAGTAGTTGCTGGAATATGACCAACATATCCAATTTCTCCAGTTACAGTTCTTCCTACTTCAATAAATCCATTTCCAGTAGCCTGAAGATCTGTGTAAACCTTTTCCATTGTTTTTGTAAAACTGTCATCATCATTAAGATTCTCTAGCCAGTCACGTAGTTCAATCTTCATTCTTTCAATACGACGACGTGCACGATCAACTGCTGCTTGGTCATCATTGTTTTCAAAACGCAGCATAGTTCTATCGGTAACATCAAATCGGTATCCAAGACCAACAACATTTTCTACCTTAGCATCAATTGCAGCATGGTTAGCAAAGGAAGTGTCGTAGAAGTTTGCCAACTCATACATATTGTATGGTGGTGTAATTACATCAAATAGACCGTATCCATTACGATATACAGTTCCAGGATTAATCTGTTTTGATCCAGAGTCAACTCCTGATGGGGTTACATTGGCAGCATTTAAATATGCCTCATTTCCTTCTGGATTAACATACTTTGACATATTGCGAGTTGTTCTACGACGGAAGTTTTGATCAAGACCAGCATAATCTTTTAAATTTTCCCAAGGCTTGTTAAACGGATCTTGAGATTTAAAAATATTGTCATCACGCTCTTGCGTGTTTAATCCTGCACGTACATATTCTTGATCAGCCATTTTCGTATGAATCTCTTCCATGTTTATCTAGTGTTTGTTGCGCTGCATGCCAGGCACCAAGGTCGTTCATTGAAGGAATTAAACCAGCATTGAGTCTTTCTTTTTGTTCTGAATACTCTTCTTCGCTAATTCTATGTAGCCCTGGAACAAAAACTGCCTTACCTTCACCATCATCGCCATGTGATATTGCTGCGCTTCTAAGTTCAGAAATCTTTGAAAGATCTCCACGGTCAGCAGGTATGTTTAAGATTGAGCCTTCATCATCTGTAAACCACTTGCCATTTGACTTCTTATATACATATAGACCCCAGTCATAATGCTTTTCAATTACCTTGCGACGTACATTTTTGACATATGGCTTACCAGTTTTTGGGTTAATTAACGATTCCATAACCACAAGTATAGCAGATTATACGGCTGTGTTGTTAGTGGTCTGCCAAGAAACAGTGTTATAGATTCTTAATCTGTCAAGATCTATATTCATACCGCCATCATCATCAATAATAATCTTATTAGTTCCTAGATATGTCTTATAAATGTCTGATGGATTAACTCCATATGCATCTGATGCTGAAATTACGAGAACACCTTCCCAAACAAAGTTATTTTTCCAGTAGTTCCACTGAAAGTTTGTAACCCCATCAGTTTTAACCCTAAGCCATGGCCTTGTTAATGTACTTTGAACTTGCTGCAAGTTGTTTGCTTGATAATAGGCTACGTTATTAAATATCATTGGTCCGTTTAGATTAATTCCACCAAGGTAGTAATCTAGGTTAAGCGCTGCTGCAAATGCAATACCCAAAACAGACCATTCCTTGACTGTTAATACTGGCTCTCTAACAAGAGTTCCATTTAAATAATATGTCAATCCATTAAAGTCTAGTCCAGTAAGAAGTGACTTAGCAAATATTTTTGCTCTAGTACCTTTTTCGCTATCGGCAACAATATAAAACTTTATAATATCGTCTTTATAGTCAATTTCAAATAACTCTACTGGAGTTGATGGAAACTTGTCTTCATCATATCTCATCCACATTTGCATTGCACTAACACTATAGTCTGCAGCCTGAGACTGATTCATTGGGACAGCAATACCACGGTTAACAAGTGGATCAAAGTCTCCACGAACTTCAATGCCAGAATTACGTGTTAAGTATAAATAGGGTGTGCTTCCTTTATAAATGCTAAATGGGTTCTTTGATTTGTAGTCATAGTATATTCCTGCTCGTTTATATGGAAATAGGTCAACACCAAATCTTGTTCCAATAGGATTAAATGAGTTATCGCTTAATGCCTGTGACGCTAGTTCTAGTCTACGTAAAGAGATTGGCTTGCTTAGGATTCCTCTTACATTAAACTCTAAATGATATACAAGGGCTAGTTCATTAAAGTCAACAGTTTTTGTTGGATATATTAAAGTATTATTTACAACTTCAAATTTAGTCGTTTCCCAGTGTGGGTATAAATCAATATCAATAATTGATCCTTGCTTTGCTGGCTCAATTGTAGTAAAACTATCTTGTGGAGCATTTGCTCCTTCTGTTATATATTGAAGAGTTATATAACTTTTAACAGATGCATCTGAGGTGTCGTATTCATAATATTTTTCTGCTCTTTGAGCCATGTCTTCATAGTTATTCCATCCAGTAAATAGATTATTGTCTAGTTGTGAATATGTTCTTTGTACTGGGTTTGAGTAAGTATCTCTAAGGGTTCCGTATGTCCAAGAAGATGTTGTTTCTTTTTCTGTTAATCTTGATGGTGATGGGTAGCCTAAGTTAAATTGTAAAAAATCTAAGTCATAAAACTCGTTGCCAATATCGTTTGTAACAAATTGAGCAAAATAGGATAGGGGTAGATAGTCTTCCCAGTATCCAGAAACTCCAATGTCTAAGAAGAATGTCTCATATGCCTGAGATGGAAGCAGTGTATAACTTGCTGTATGTGCCAGCAAACTTACCGCATCTTCCTCTATTGCAAAACCAGAAGTTGTAAAATGCGAAGATATTTCTGAAGCATTGACTGATGTTGACATGCCAAATGAATATATTTTTCCTTCAAATGTATTTGCTGCTACTTCATCTCCAGCGACATATATTTTTAATCCATTTTGATTTCCAAAGAAGGCTGCAACATTTTCTCCAAAGTTAGAAGTAAGGTTACTTATGTTAATTCCTACAGCAAACTTTTCATCTTCTACAATACTGCTATATGAATATAATGTTTCTGTTACCCCGCCAAAATAAAGGTTGTAATTAATAACATCTTCGTCTTGCTGAACTAAGAAATAGTTTCCAGTAAGGGTGTTGTATATTTTAAACAATGTCTGGGTTTCAGTTAAATCTGATGCGCTAAAGACTCCATATATGCTAGATATCTGATTGTTTAAGATGTTAAATCTTGGAAAATTAAAATAACACTGAACGTTATTCCAGGAGACATTTGGTCTAAAGGTTATAAAATTACTATCTTCTGGATCTTGTATATCTAGGTTATCTGTATAAAGAGTTTCAAGTGTTTCGTCTGATAAAAATATTTCTGGCAAAGAATACTGTGGGGTTGTAAGTGTTGTAGTTGTTGTGGTTAGGTTATCAAATGTACCCTGATCCCATTGTGCAAAATCTGGGTAGTTATAGTTAGCAGTATAGTCAGCAAATGGATAATCAATAAATGCTGATGTTCCACCATATGCTGAGTTAATTCCTTCTGGAGAAAGAACTCCTTGTCCATACACCCATCTACGTTTTGCAACGGTTACTGCAACTTGATAAGAATAAATTGCAACACAGTCAACCTCAATAGGATTTACATCAGTATAGGCATAAAACCCTAGCCAGTCTTGATCCTTATCATTTATGTCATATTTTGCTGGAAGTTCTAGTGTATCTGTATCTATGATTAAAGATATAACTTCTTCTCCATTTAATAATACTGTTGCTGAATTTCTAATAACACGAACATGGATAAGCATTGGTCTAAACCACTCACCAACAAAGTGTGAAGAAAATCTTTTACCAATAACTAATGTTAAAAATCCACCTTCTACATAAAGACCATCCGTTGAAGCAATTGGGCCAAAGATTCTTTTAGGAGCATATGAGTCAGAGTTTATTCTTGCCCAAAACTCTACAGTGTATTCTTTATGTTGACCAACCTTATTTAAAAAACCTTTTCCAGGAACGATTAACGATGGCTCATTGTTTGCATTAGGGATAATCTTTGTTACACCAGAGGCGCCAAAGACTAATGGAACGCTTGTATTTTTTGCAATTAAAGAATTATTATATGCAAGATAGTATGCAGTATCTGTTGAACTTCCATATGCCGATGCTGCAATTCCATCTGATGCATCAATAGCAATTGTTGCTGGAACTGTTGTTGGCTCTACTCCAAGAGAGTTTGTATGAAATTCTTCAGCCCATTGACCAACAGTTATTCCATTAAGATAAAACTGATAGTCTTCTGTATTGTCTCCACCTAAAGTTGTTGTTATTTTTACTACTACACGGAAGTCTGTATTCTCATCTGGTATTTCAAATGTTCCAGAAACAAAACCCCAACTCTGAAATAGTTCAGTATTAAAGGTATTAAATTTTTGAACAATTGCAGATGTCGTAGTATCTGTATATTCATATCCAATAGAAACAGATTGAAGGTATACGCTATTAGAATAAAAATATCCACCCACAGAAAATGTTCCAAGAGTTGAGTTTAAGTTTTGAAAGTTTAATAGGTTAGGACTAATGCATATAATATCGTTAGTCTGTCCTGCTGGAACACTACCTTCTAAAATTGTTGTAATGCTATCGCCAAAAGGTTGTCCAGCAAATCCAACACTTGCTTCTGCTGTTCCGCCAGTAACAACCCATTCAGACTCTATGTCCCGTTGCTGCTCTGTAATCAAACTTATATAGTCTGCTTGATCGTCAAGCGCCCAAAGAACTAGTGGGTGCTCAGAAAATATCTTTTCTGCATATAAATTTGATGGATTAGACATTTATCTCCTATCCCCTTATTATAGCAGTATCAGATTAATTTTTTGGAACCCATAACTTTTCATTACCCTTGTTACGGTATCTTGCCATTACGAAGAGCAAGTCTGAAAGCCTGTTTAGATATTTTGCAATATTTGGATTTAGACCATCTATTTTCCAAACCTGACGTTCTGCCCTTCTGACAACAGTTCTAGCATTATGCATAGCACCAGTAGGCAGAACAAAAGAATGCAATGGCTCTAGGTATTCGTTATAGTCATCAATTACATTTTCCAAGTATGTGATTCTTTCTTCTGATATTACAATTGTTGGGGCGCCAGATAGTTCTGCACCTAGGTCAAATAGATCGCTCTGTATTCTATCTATAATGTCATTATGAAAATCAGTTGCCATGCCTATAGCAGAGTTTGCTTCATCTACCGCCCCAATTGCCTCAATTAGATCACTGCCCTTATGTATTCTTTCATTAGTAGCAGTTGATGTTTGACCATCATCGCCAGTCTTCGTATAAATGCGAGTTAGATGTACCATTAGTGCCCTGTTAAAGAACGCCAAATATCTATTGTTTTAATATTGGCTATATGTAAACAAAGCAAGGTCAGTGCAAACTGAACAATTACTTTATAATAAGATTTTTGATCTACATGTTTATCTAATAGTTTCATGGGAATACCACTTTTCCATTATTAGCCCAAACCAAACCTATTGAATCCCCTGGACTCAAAAGTTGTTGATCTATTGCAAGTTGTCCCCAACCCCACTCGCTTTTAGGGAAAGGAATTAATTTCTTTTCTTTAATAATAATTGCCCAGTATGCCTTTTCTGGTGGCATTGATTGACAAGACTCTACCTTTTCGTTTGGCAAATTGTTAACTCTACAGACAACGGCCAAACCATACTTCTTAGTACCTTCTATTTCAAGGTTAGCCTTTTTTAAAACCTCTAACGCAATTGTATTATCTGGCATATCTAAACACTTTGTTATTTTTGTTCCATTGTCTAGAGAACTATAATCAACATAAAGATTAATACAATCATTATCTGTTTTGTTTATAAATAAGAAACCGCCAACAACTAGTAAACTAGTTATAATAACAGTTAATGTTTTTTTCATCTATTCCTTAATATAATTTAATTTCGCAGGCATCTGTAGAGCAATACTTCTCAGATTCTGCGTCTAAATTATCTTTTCCATCATATATTGCAGACCAATCAATTTTGCCAATTGTTCCAACATATGCGTTGTATTCTTCTCTTGTGATATTTGTATATGGTTGCTGAGGATAGGTTTTATTTCCCATTGGTAGGAATGAAACAGCCTTTAGTTCTCCCTCATATAAATGAAGGGCTGGAGCAATATGCTTTGTCTCTGTTTCCTTGTCAAAGGATAGAGTTACAGATACTCCATTATCAGACCAATACTTTTGAGCAGTTGCTGCCAAACCAATCTTTTCAAAAAGACTTACATCCTTTTCTGAACGTGGATGTCCAGATGCTACTGGGAAATATACTACAGATGTATTTGCAGATACTAAGTCTGCTTCAATTTTATACCCTGCTGATTTAAACAAATAGAGCATTGGATCTGTGTTGCCAAAACGAATAGCACGTAAATAAAATGCTCCACCTGGACCCCAATGAACTCCTGGTGTTGCACCAGATAATAGGGATACAGATCCTGAAGGTTTAACCGTTGTTACACGAATTGATTCACGAACACATAGCCACTCTGAATAGGAATGGTCGTATTGACGAATTTTCTTATATCCTTCATCCATCCATTCACGTATTGCTGGCATACCCTTTGTATCTGCAAAAGATGCAATGCCAGTAAGGGATGTTCCAATACGACGATTACGTTGCATAATACCGTTTGTATTTTGCCAATGTGTTGGCATAAGTGTTACAGTTTTTCCGTATAGATATGCAAACTTTAGTGTACGAAGAAAGTCTTCTCTATCTTCATGACGATTAAGGTGAACTTCTACAAGTGTGCAAAGTTCATAAGATTCTAGCGGTTGCTCTGCACATGGATTAAATCCCATTACACGATAGTCTTTTCCATCTGGAGCATCTGCAAGACGACCATAGTTACGAGCAACATCTAACCAAATAAAACCTGGCTCTCCATTGTTTGCAATAAGATCTACATATTCTTCATAGTTAGTTCCAACTTCTGCAGCAATAGAGTTATTTGACATCCAAGCCCATCCTGGATTATCTGAATCAAAAGAGTTTCTTTCTGGAAAGACTTCTGAATTTTTAAGATTAATAAAGTCTTCATCTCCTGCTGCACCCAATGCAAGGGTAGCGGAACGACGAACATTTCCAGAAACAACACATGTTCCAATAAGATTTACAATATCAACAATTGCACGAGAGTCAAGTTTTTCTCCTGCTCTAGAACCAATAACGTTTGTTATACGTTCATGCAATTCTATTAATGGCTTAGGTCCACTGGCTACCCCGCCAAACCCCTTAATAGGTGCCCCAAGAGGTCTAATAAGGTCATAGTTAAAGTTTTGTATAGACTGGTTCGGGCGAAGGTAAGAATTAAGAAGCATTCTTACTGACTCAACCCACCCTTCTCTTGTATCAGGAATTTCATAAATTGCTGGTGGCTCTGTTGGAGCATAGATAGCCAATTCTTTTTCTTGTCCAATGGTGTCAAAGCCTACACCTATACCTAACATTAATGCATCCATTACCCACGCAAAAAGGGCACCTGGATCATTGCGATCAATATCACGAGTTGAAACCATAGCACAATTTTGAAGGGATGCAGAGTTACGCTTCTCCATAGTCATAGGAGTACCAAATGCCCATAGGCCACGACCTGGTGGTGTCCACTTTAGTTCAAACATTCTTTGGAAGGCTTCCTGAGCAGACTTCTGAGCCTTATTGTCATTCCAAGGCAAACGGTTTTCTTTAGCATGGTTCTTTTGAACTGAGTACATACCCTCAATTACACGCTTACAAACCTCATACCATCTTTCTTTTGTTCCGTCTTCTTTCATACGTGAGTATGTGCGAATAAAAGTTATCTCTCCAAGAGAGTTTGATCCAGCATCTGAAAACCCAAATGGTGCTGGAGTGTCCTTGTATTTTGCTACGAAATCGTCTAATAAACGAAAAGAAAAAGTATCTGACATAAGAATTTGTAACCTCTCAATAAAAAAAGTATAAGAACTTTACTAACCGTAAAGTACTCTTAGTATATCATAAAATTATAAACATTTTTATGCGTGTTTAAATTAGTTTAAACCTTTACTTAAGGGTACTACTTTTAGTATTACAAAGTAGTTTAACTAATTACAAGACCAGACTTACCATTTTTAACTTCTCCCCATGTAAGGGCTGGTAAGGCTGCAGATATTGCAGTATTATTAATTTTATAAGATTTTGCAGAAGCCAAGTTCATATGTTCTGAAGATGTCCAAGCATCAGTAGCATCTACCCAGTTAAAGGTTTTGCTTGTAGCACCTGATAATGTAATACCGCCACCATCTGCTGAGGCATCTGAAGTATTGCCATCTGCCAAAACAATGTTCTTATCATCTACTGTAAGAGTAGTTGAATTAATTGTTGTGGTTGTTCCATTAATTGTTAAGTCCCCTGAAAGAGTAAGGCTTGTTCCAGAAATAGCACCTGTAAAGGTAGCACCTGATAGCGCTGCTACATTTTCTGCTAAAGCGACTGTGCCTGTAGCATTTGGAAAAGTAATGGTTCTATCTTCAGTAGGGTCTGTAACAGTTAAAGTTGTTTCAAAATCGTTTGCTGTTGCGCCTTCAAATACTATAGACGCATCTAAAACTGCAAGTCCAGAAACTATTGGATTTGAAAGTGTCAGTCCTGAAATTGTTGTTACGGTAGCACCAGATGCTATTTGGGTAGATCCCAATGTTGGAGGAGAATAGCCAACAGGTGCGGCAGCCCACTCTATACCAGTTGCTGCTGAGGTGTTTGCTGTAAGAATATATCCGTTTGTTCCAACACTTAATTTTGTTGGAGTATTATCTGCAGAGGCAACTAAAAGGTCTCCCTTTGCGTCAAATAAAGACTCGTCTACCTTGCCATCTAATTGTGTTTGAATTGATGAAGTAACACCATCTACATAATTAAGTTCTGTAGCACTTGCAGTAATTGATGTGCCAGCAATTTGTAAAGTTGTGGCATTTACTTCTCCTGCTGCTCCGTAAATAACTGCTTTGCTATTTACAACAGTTCCCGCTATTGAACCATCTATTAAGTTAAGTTCTGTAGCAGTTGCAGTAACGGCAACATCTTCATTAATTTTTGGAGAAGTCAAAGTTTTATTTGTAAGTGTTTCTGTACCAGCAATAGAAACAAGGTCAGCATCTGTTACGGCAGTATTAAATTCAGCAAGCGTTCCAGAAACTGTATTGTTTGCAAAAGCAATAGTTTTATTGGTTAATGTTTGAGTTGCATCATGAAGAACTATAGTGCCTGTGGCATCTGGAAAAGTTGCTGTACGATCTGCTGTAGGATCACCTGCAGAAATTGTAAGTTCGTGATCATTCGCTGTAGAACCTTCCATTACGATTGTTGAAGTAAATACTCCAATATTTGTAATGTCTGAAAGGTTGCCAGTTGTAATAACTGTACCAGTTACGTTTGGAAGAGTAATTGTTCTGTCGGCAGTTGGGTCTGTTACTTCTAAAGTTGTTTCAAAATCATTTGCTGTACCCTCAAAAACAATGCCTGCTGGAGCAAGAATATTTCTACTTCCATCAAGTTCTGCAACACCGTCTATTGAACCCTTTTCGGTAAGTTCAATGTAGTCTCCAAGGCTAGATCCAAGACTTGACTCTGAAGGAACGTATGTAAGTTCTGACCAAATAGTTGATCCATCACCAATTTTAAATTGTGAGTCTGTTGTGCTATATCCAAATTCACCCTCATTTAGAATTGGGTCTGTAGTATTCCACTGAGTATTCGTGCCTCTACGAACTTGAATTCTAGTTGCCATTAGTAAACCTCCACAATATTAATCATTATACCAGTTTTCATGCAACACCGCCGCCATCAATAACCATAGCAAAAGAAGTTGTTGCTGGTGTTCCTCCGTCTAAAGATGTTCCTAGCCAAGGTCCAGTTACACCATTTCCTTGATACTGATAAACATCTTTAACAAATCCACTTTCATCAATACCTGTATAGTGACTGTGATCTGTAACTGAGGAGGTATCATCGTAATTAGCCATTGCAGACCATGTACTATTGTAGTAATAATATATTCTGTTTGTGTTGGTATCTAAATGCATTGCTCCATTTGATGGGCTACCTGGAAAAGATCCACCAACGGTGATTGCACTTCCAGTAAATGCTGTGGTTTGTACAGAGTTGTCGGGAAAAGTAACTCCAGTGGCAACCTTAAGGCCTTGTTTTACAACAAAGTCTTTATTGGTTCTTGTGCTCTCACCTGCCACTGAAGTTCACTGTCCCTTCAGTCCACATTACGCTTCAATAAGCGTTTTGTGAACTTTTACTGTTGTGCCATCTGTTGCTGTTACTAACAAGCGAACGTTGCCACCTGAGTAATCTGCATCTGTTGTACCAATTTGTGCGTTGCTTTGAACATCAGCATACTCTGTGATATAAACGTTGTTTGCTCCATTAACAGTTACTAGAACTTCTAGAACTTCAATGTCGCCACCATTTTTCATTTGTACAATGTATTTTGCAGATGAATAAGTTGATGCTGACCATGAGTCAACTACTGTTGCACTAGTTGTGCTTAGGCTAGTTGTAGCAGAACCCATAAGAGCGTCTGCAAGTGTGACGGATCCTGTTAGTGTAAGGCTTTCTCCAGTTGCAGCACCAATTGCTGGTGTTGTAAGTGTTGGAGATGTTAAAGTTTTATTTGTAAGTGTTTCTGTTCCTGCAAGTGAAACAAAATCAGCATCTGTAACTGCAGTATTAAACTCTGCAAGTGTTCCTGATACTGTGTTTGTTCCTAATGCAATTGACTTGTTTGTAAATGTATTTGTTGATGATGCACTTACTGTAATGTCTGAAGTAAGGGCTACAGTACCAGTTGCATCTGGGAATGTAATTGTACGGTCTCCAGTTGGATCAGTTACTGTAAGTGTAGTCTCAAAATCATTTGCTGTTGAACCCTCAATAACAATACTTGCATCTGAAAGTGTAAGTCCTGAAACTGTTGGTGATGTAATAGTCTTGTTTGTAAGAGTTTCTGAAACATCTTTAAGTGCTGTACCATTTACATAGTATGACTTTCCAGAAGCAATATTGAAATGCTCTGAAGATGTCCATGCATCTGTTGAATCTACCCAGTTAAGAGTCTTGTCTGTAGCACCCTTAAGAGTAATACCACCACCGTCAGCGCCTGCATCTGTTGGTGTTGCTACTGAACCAAGAACAAGGTTCTTATCATCAATTGTAATTTCTGTTGAGTTAATTGTGGTTGTTGTACCGTTAACTGTTAGGTCCCCTGAAAGAACCAAAGATGTACCAGTTGCTACACCAATGTTTGGTGTTATAAGTGTTGGGGTATCAGCAAAAACAAGTCCGCCAGTTCCAGTCTCATCAGAGATTACTGTACGAAGTTCTGCAGAAGTAGTTGCTGCAAAAACATCTAACTTATTATTTGTAAGAGCAACAGTACCTGTAGCATCTGGCAAAGTAATAGTACGATCTCCTGTAGGGTTTGTTACTGTAAGAGTTGTTTCGTTATCATCTGCTGATGAACCTTCAAAAACAATGCTTGAATCTGAAAGTGCAAGTCCTGAAACTACTGGGCTTGTAAGTGTCTTACTTGAAAGTGTTTGTGTATCAGTTGTTCCAACTACTGAACCAGTTACACCGTGTACTCCTGTTGAAGCGCCTGTGTGAGTTGTAAGATCTGATGCTGAAGCCTTGTTTGAAAGATCAGTAGTAAGACCTGAAATCTTAGACTGTGCAATTGCTGCTGATGCACTAATATCTCCATCAACAATTGTTCCATCTGCAATCATTGCGGATGTAACTGTTCCTGAGTCAGCCTGAGTTACGGCTGTTCCAGCAATCTTGCTAGCACCAATTGCTGCAGATGCACTAATATCACCGTCAACAATTGTGCCATTTTCAATCATTGCGCTAGTTACTGTGCCAGAATCAGCATTTGTAATTACAGTTCCTGTTACGTCTGGGAATGTAATTGTACGATCTGCTGTAGGGTCTGTAACTTGAAGAGTTGTTTCAAAATCATTTGCAGTTGTACCTTCAAATACGATTGAAGTTTCAAATGATCCTACTGCTGGGGCTGCTGCCCACTTAACGCCATTTGTTTCTGATGAATCTGCTGTAAGAACATATCCGTTTGTTCCTACTGAAACTTTGGTACCAGTGTTTGATCCTGTACCAACTAATAAGTCACCTTTTGCGTCAAAGATTTCTTTTGTAATTACATCGTGTGTGTTGACGGTAGCCGTAGCACCTTCAACCACTAAGCCATTTTTAATTCTAAAGGCTTTGTCTACTGTTGCCATTGTGGTTCTCCTTTGGGGTTATGCCTTAAGACCAGTTCGGTAGTACCTAATGGTCATAGGCGTTAGTGATGGTGTTACCGTCATACTGATTATACCAGAATTTAAGTTAGCAGTAATATTTCCAATAGCATTTGCTGTATTGGATACCGTGCCAAACTCTGTTATATTTTGATTTGTTCCGTCAAAAACTATGTTAATCTCTGTGCTTTTATATACGCTTGTGGATGGATGTGATACTTGAATTAAGTACTTAATTGTTCTCCATACGGCTGTATCAATTGTGTCAAAAACAGTGGCTGTTTCAATTCCTGTTATTGTTGCTGAGTTATTTCCATCTCCACCCAGCGCTTCTGCACGGTATGAAGTGGTATCAATTAAATCTGCAAAATCTTGTCCAGTAGGCCTGTCTCCAGACTCAAATTTTGTTTTTAATGTGCTAATTGGAATAACGGCCATATATGTGATTATATCATAAAATATAGAATGTACTGCCAATGACTGCTATGCCAATGCCTGGTGCATTGTTACCAGATATGCCAGGGTATCCCAAATCAGTAAACCTAACTTTAAAAGGATATATACCTTGAATCTCAGTAAGAGTTGCACCAATTCTTTTTATATTGGTTTTAGAGTAGTTGGTTTGTTTTACCGAAGTTCTTACAGTATCAAGAGTTGTTACTTTTTGTACTGGCATGATTAACTTTCGTATGCGCCAGTTATATCAGCAATAACTGTAATTGTTCCTTTACATACCGTCCAGGTTCTTGTACCGTCGGATAGTTGTATATCAAAAGCATCTCCAGTTACAAGATCTTCTGACTCTCCAGAAGTTAGTGAAACTGTAAACTCTCCATCGTCATCACTTACTGTTGCTTCTGGTGTAAGAGATAAAATTAAAGTATTGTTTGTTGATGGTCTAACAATATCCATTTCAATATCCCACTCGCTAATTGTTAGTGGAACTCTTTCTTCATCTGTTACATAAACTCTAAATGCTGCTGTATCTCCACGGACTAGTGTCCATAAAACTGTTGGTGGGGCTGATCCAATAGAAAATGAATCTGATCCTTGACCTCTGTATGTTGCCATAATTATAATCCTGCCTTAACTGCACCCCAGGTGCCGTTGC